AGTATCATATGTACATTTCTTACTACATCTTCTATCTCATTTTGTGGGTTATAGTTTATTTCATCTTTAGAATTTATCAAATATATCATAACTTAAACACCTTCTTTTGTAGATTTTTTACAGTGTCCTCATACTCAACTCCAAGAAAAGTCTTAGCTGTTTGCCTATACTCTATCTTTTTTTGATACTGTAAAGGGTCATCTACATACTCCAATAGGGTTATATCCAAATTGATATAATCAAACTCTCCTGTTGCAGCATTAAAATGCGATAATGTTTCTTCAATTCCAGTTATCAAAAATGGAAACTCTCCTATTACGTGATACCCAAGAATTAAAGGAGCAAATTTCCCTAACTCCATGAAGTCTTTTAACATATGTAGATGTAGACTTGGAGCTTTAGTAAGTCCTGCTATCAATTCTATAGACAAGCTAACTTCCATAAGTTCTCTACCTTGTTGTCTTACTTTACCAATCCCATAAATAGGCTCATGTTGAGTTATTTTAGCCTTTCTACTTCTTGATAATTCTTTCTTTAAAGAAAATACATTTAAGTCGCTAGCATAAAAAATTATGTCTCCTAAACTTCCTATCATGATGGACCTCCTGTCTTACTATTTCCAGGCTGTATTCCTGAGTGAGTATGCTCATTAAGATTAATATTTCCTAATTTAGCAGTACCTTTTGTATCAGTATTAGATTTAAAAGTAGTATCTCCATCAACTGTTAGTGTCTTTTTAAGCTCCACATCTGCGGTAATAACTACTTTTGTGACAGGGGACAATGTCAAAACTCCATCTTTATAAGAATAGAATCCTCCATCTGAGAATGTCCTTTTTACTTCTCCTTCTGAAATTTCAGAAGGTCTCATAGGACAGCCTAAGATGTAACCTTGCTCCATCATATCAGGCAATGATAGGACTATAACAGTTTGTCCTATCTTGAGATGATAATTATCTGAATGTGATTCTGAGAATGGGACTAGTATGTTTAACCAATCTGAGATTTTATTATCCCTATCTGGAAATATAACTCTTGCTTTACCATTAATTATGTCTATATCATTTACTTCCCCTTGCTTCAAGATATCCAGCATTCTTACTCACCACCTTTTTATTTTTAATCTTATTTGCTTTTTTTGTTTCTCTTTCTTTTTTTCTTGTATTTGCAGTTTTAGCCTTTTCTTTCTCTGCCTTATCTCTTTTAGCTTTATCAATTGCTTTTGCTCTCTCTTCTGCATTTTGTCTAGCACCAACTTTAAAAGCTTCTATATCACAAGTGTAGTCTCCATCGATGTTGTGAGTAACTTTATCAATTACATATCTTCCAGCAAATCTACCAAAACTGCCATCTAGTTCTATAATGCAACCAGCACAGTATTTAACATCTCCATCAACTGTTAAGTTTATAGAGTACTCTTGCTTTAAACTATCCTTTAAAGTTTTCTCGGCCACTTTCTTAGCTTGCGATTTCCCTTTAGTTTTAATCTTTTTTGTCTTAGCTTTTTTAACTCTTTTTTTAGTTTTTGTTTTATCTGCTTTCTCTTTAAAAGCTATATATCCTCCATCATCAAGCATGTTTTACCTCATTTCTCTTCTCAAGTTCTTCTTTTGTAATTGTCTCAACAATGTGTTTCTTCTTATCTGCATCATAATAACTAACCTCGACTTTGTCATAAACTCCTTGATTTTTCTTCTTTAGTGTAAAGCTTCTAATACGAAAATCTTTAATATTAAAGATATCAATATTATCGTTATCAATTAATGCATCATCATTAAAGATTATTAGCTTATCATCAGTAACTTTCAAACTTAGAGCTGTTTCAGATAGAATTCTTTTTAAAAATCCTAAATCTGTTTCTCTATCTTGGTCTAGTCTATCAAAGAAGGCATTATCACAATGTAACTCATAATCTAGTTCATGCTTAGTTGCTATTTTAGATAGAAGTTCTGATAGAGTTATTTTTTCCCATGCAACACTGTTAACCTGCTCTCTTATAGTCTGATCTAATGGTAATGCCAGGCATTTTAAAGATAACCTTTGGTTATTAAATGTAGGCTCATCTACATAGAAAATTCCAAGGTCTAGGAACTTAGATATCCCATTTTCGTTTTGCTGGATCCCTATTAAGAGCCTTGAATTCTCATCAGGATACCATTCGTTGAGCCATCTATAATCTAAGTTTTCCAGGTCTAACTCTAAGTCATCTACAGCATTTTTTGAGTTATCTGTATAAGTCATTGATGAAATACTAGGTTGTATTTCTTCAGTAATATCTACACCTTCATAGAAAACTAATATCTTTATATTTCTTGCTATCCCATTTCTATCAGCCTCCTTTTTTGCAATAAAAAAAGAGCAGATATTTCACTGCTCTTAGTGTTTATTAATTAGTTAATCCCATTTTGTTTAATTTCATTAATTTTTCTTCTATTTCTGCTTTTTCTTTTAACAAGTTTGCTTTTATTCTTGTTGCTTCAGCTATCAAATGTTCAAACTCATCATTTGCTTTACCTTTATATTCAATCAAATTATTAGTTTTAAAATAATTATCTATGAAGTCTTTATATTTGTTATAAAGCCCATATCTTTTACATATTGATATAACAGTTGGCTTGTATAAAAGACTTATAGCTGAAACAGATGAATAATTTTTATTAGAATTCTCTTCTTTATATGCTTTTAAATTATCAAATTTTAAGGTAAGTTTTTTTCTTTTTGCATACCAATGAAGATTAACATCAGGCACACCTATCATTTTTGATAATTGCTGAAGTTCTAGTACTGGCTGTCCTCTCCAAGTAGTAGGTTTAATTTCTTGTACTTGAAATGGCAGTTTCTTCTGTTCCTTATTTTCTAGTCCTTGATTTTCTAACTTTTCTAAGACATGTATAACTGCCCTTCTGACAAACTTACTTTCTCTTACTAAAACTTGTCTTGCTTGAGATAAAGTTAAGATAAACATAGGTCTTTTTTCGCCTTTTTTATCTTTATATGTAACGGGGGAAATTTTTCCCTCGTTGATTTCTTCTGAAAATTCATCTCTTATAACTTTTAGTAAATCATTATGTCCTAGTTCTTTTTTAATTCCTTCTTCTTTTCTAAACTTATTTATTTCAGCTAATAGTTCCAAACTTGTTATTTCATTTTTAATTTTTTGCTCTACCATTTGCAAATGCCCCCTCTACCATTTTATTTAGTTCACTGCTAACTTCCACAGCCATATCTGTTAAATATGCAAATCCTCTTCTGAAATTTGATACATCATAATTTCCACTGAATATTGCAGTCTCCATAGCTAACAACAAATTATCAAGGGCTTCCATTTTCATACTTAGTTTTTCTACTTCAAATTTGTCCATAATAAAAAAATACCTCCATTCAAAATATAATTGAAAGAAATTTCTTTTTATGATACAATTTATTAGAAAGAAATCTCTTTCAGGTATAGGGTATTGTCTAACCGTCCAAAGTTCGCAATACTCTATTTTTTTAATTCTTCATCAATTTTTTCATTGAGCCAAGTTGTTTTAGTTTTATCTTCTGCTTTTAATTTCTCTTCAAAAGTTTCAAGTTTTTGTCTATCAACCAAAACTCCAAAATCTTTTAGTTTTTTTCGTCTTTCTCTAAAATAATCAGCTCTACTTTTCCCCAAAATATTCACCTGCCTTTCTGTATCTGAATACATTATATTGTATCGTGATACAAAAGTCAAGAGAAATTTTTTATTTCATAATTTCTTTCATTTTTTGATTATATTCTTTAATGTTTATAGATTTATAAAATTTAAAACATTCAACTAAATATTCAGATGTTGTATAAAAAGAATCTTTCAAAGGAAATAAACCTAATTTTTCAATTTCATCTTTATCAATTTTTAATTGTTCTTTAATACTCTTATTCAAATCAAAGAAATATGCTTCTTTTTTCATAAGTAAAATAACAGTATTACTTCCAATATATTTTTTTATATCCTCAAAAGTCTTTGCTGTTGTTTCACCTAGTTTTAAGTGTAAACTGGTATCAAAACATATTTTTGATATTTTTTCACCTATTTTAGCCTTAGCAAATTCATCGTAGAAGTCAGCTATATCACTTGATTTTAACATTTCCTGTAGTTCTTTTAAATCTTCTTCTGAATAGTCGACGACATTAGTGATATCTCCCTCAAGTAAAGCAAATCTATGCTTACAATATTGCCCTTTTTTCCCAGCAGGACAAGTACAAGCACTATGTAAATCATAGTTATCTACTTTCCAAAATGTACATCTGTAAGGTTCTTTTCCTGAACCTTGAATTAAAAATTTAACTATTTTCTCCATAAAAATCCCTCCTTAACTTTTATGAGGTTTTTTTCTTCCCTCTCTCATATTGTATATTAAGTAGCAATAAAAGTTAAGATGAATTTACAAAATAAAAGAGAAGTTTTTTATTTTATCTTTTCCATGGTGGTAGTTTAGATGTTTCTACGGCATTTGCAATAGGGGTAATTTCAGGTACTATGATAGGAATATTAGAATCAAATACAGCGATAGATAATAGATTAAGATTAGCTCTCATAAGTTGATGGAAATACTGTTCTGAACCATATAATTTATAACTTATCAAGTCCCATGTATCCCCACTCACTGTTTTATAGACTTTTACTTTTTTCATACTATCGCCGTCCTTCTTTTCTTACTTTGCATTTCTTCAAGTACTCTTTTAACTTCTCTAGCAATATCTGTAGCACTTCCAGAACTACCATTAATGTTGATAGTTATTGTATCTCCACCCACAACTGTTCTTGAGTCATTTGAAATACTTCTAATTCTATCTTTTAGAGATGATACTCTTGAAGACAAAGAGCTTCTAGTTTGTGAATTGTTAAGAATTCTAGCTCCACGAGGTAAATTAGCCATAGTTGGGGAATTTACTAAGTAAGAGCTGTTGTTCATTTCTACAAGTTCAGCACCTCTTTCAGCAAGAGTCGTAAGTCCACCACCAAAATAGTTTGTACCTGAATAGTTTTGGGCTACTTCGCCATCACCTTTAAACCAATTAAAAGGATTTAATTTAGAACCAAAGTTTTTAAGGCTTTCCCATTTTTTATTTATCCAATCAAAGAAACCACTGAAAGCTTCTCTAATCTTATCTATGATAGCAGTAGCACTATTCTTTAAGCCATTCCATGCATTAGATCCTATTTCAAGTAAAGCATTAAATTTATCTTTTATCCATTGCCATGTATTAGTGAAAGCATTTTTTATAGCCTTCCATACAGCATTTACTCCATTTCTGAACCATTCACATTTTTGATATAATACTACAAAAATACCTATAAATGGTATAAATAAAGCCTTATACTCTTTAATCTTAGCCCATACTTTAGCTCCTAACTCCATTAATGCGTGAAATTTATTTTTTATCCAAGTCCAAGTAGCTTTAAACCCTTCTTTTATAGCTTTCCAAGCTTTATTTACTCCGTTTCTAAACCATTCACACTTCTTATAAAGTAGGACAAAAATGGCTATAACAGCAACGATAGCAGCAATTATAAGTCCTACTGGGTTTGCTGTAAATGCAACCTTTAGAGCTAACCCAACCGCTTTAATTATTCCAATAAATTTTCCACCTAAAAAAGTTCCAATTTTTACGAAAGTTCCAAAGACTTTTGATGCCAAAGGGAACATTTTCTTTAATGCAAAGAATACTCCACCTTTGCTCTTGAAAGCACCAAACTTATATAACCAACCTACACCTTTTGCGAATGGCCCTAATAATAGTTTATTAGCAACTCCCATACCTAAATTCATTGCTGCAAATCCAGCAACTAATTTGACTATGAAAGCCACTAATTTAGGATTTTCTTTTATAAAATTAGCTATCTTTCCAGCGAATTCTTTTAAAGTATTCAGAGTTTCTTTAAGCTCAGGAGCTATGCTCTTTCCAATATCAGCAAGAGCATTAAAAGCATTGTTCCTAAAAATTTTTAATTGGTTAGTTAAAGTGTTTATTCTATCTTCATATTCTCCATTAACCCTTTCATTTTCTGATACAGCCTCTTTTGCTTTTTCTAATTTCTCTTTAACCCCATCTAAGTTTTCTGATAACACAGATAATCCGTTGATTACAGATTTATCACTTCCAAAGATATCACTGATTAACGCTGACTTGTCTGCGACATTAGAGTTTTTAATCTTTTCTAGTACTTTTAAGATAGTACCTTCAGCATTTTCAGCCATTTCTTTGTTTATCATTTTAGGGTCAAATCCTAGTTGTTTTAATGCTTCTGCTTTATTCTTAGTATTAGCACCTTGTGATAACTCAGAATATAGCTTACCTAACACAGTACTTGTCTGTTCTGCAGTTACTCCTGTAGATATAAGAGATGTAGCAAACGCCATATTAGATTCTTTAGATAAGTTTATAGACTTAGCAAATCCACCTGTTCTCGCTGAGACATCTGCTAGTTGTGCTGCTGTAACAGAGTAGTTATTTGATAGCATATTAAGAGTATCCATGTAAGAGAAAAGTTCATCTTTAGATAAGTTTAACTGCTCTTTTGTTTTGGCCAAGAATGTTCCCGCCTCATCTGTAGATATATCAAAAGCTACTTTCATTTTTCCAGCCATATCAGAATAAGCAACTATATCTTCACCTTTTATTCCAGATTGTGCTAAACTTCCTGCTATTTCATTAATTTCTATTTGAGACAAAGGACCATTCTTAGATAATTCAGCTAAATCACCATAGTATTTTTCAGCTTCTTTACCTAGAATTTTTCTTAAATCTGCTTGAGACTCTTCTACGTCCATATAGAATTTAACTGGAATAGCTAATGCTGCTCCTGTTGCAGCGCCTCTCCTAAGTTGCTCACTTCCTTTTTTAGAGAATGCATCTCCCATGTCTGAAATAGCTTGAGCTTTACTTAGATCCTTTTTCAACTTCTCTTGCTTCTTTAGTTCTTCATTAACTTCTTTTAACTTTTTCTTATAACCTTCTAGCTTAATTCCTTCGTTTTCTAAAGCACTTCTTGCTGCTTCAAAGACATGTTTTTGTCTTTCTTTTTGCTTATTCAACTTGTCTACTTGCTTTTCTGCATTTTTAACTTGCTCTTTAAATTCTGCAGTAACATTATTAGATTTAGCATATGCTTTTCTAAGCTGTTCTAAATTCTTAGCCGCTTTATTGTATTCAGAGTTAGCATTCTTATATGCTTCTGCAACTTTGTCTAAATTCTCTAGTTTTTTTTGAGTTTTTACTAAGTCTTCTGTAGAGTCTTTTACTTCATTCAAAGACTTAGCTGCCTTAGATAAAATAGACATAGTTTCACTTGCTCCAGCAACTCCCATCTGCCAAATTAAACTCATGTCTTTAGCCATCTACTCCACCTCCTTAGTCATCATTGTTGTTTTGTCTTTCTTCCTCTTCTTCTACAAACTTATTTGCTCTAGCTATCCAGTAGTCAAGTTCATATAAGCTACAATCCAACATAGAATCGTAGCTTACATTAACTTTAAAATAATTAAGAACTCTTAAAAGCTCTGTTATCATATCCAGATAGATTAAGCACCAGTTTCCTCTGTTACTTCCACTGTAGTATCCTTCTGAGCCTCTTTGTCTTCCCAACCTTGACTCAAAAAACGTTTTACCCCATTCACCACTTTTAAGTAGTCTATAGATACTAAGTTAAGCAAGTCTCCATACTTAACTCCAACTGATTTAGCTGCTACAGTTATTGCCCAAGAGTCTTCTAATTCTTTTACAGCTCCAGCATCTTTATTTCTGGCTTTGAATTCTTTTTCACATTGCATGAAATCTCTTCCTGTCATTTCTTCAATATTTATGTCTAGTTCATCGAATTCTTTTCCACCGAAATTATATGTTTGTGATAACTTTACTTTCATTTAAGTCCTCCTTAATTTAATCCTAAATATTTTCTAACTGCTTGGTTAGCAAGTCCGTGAATTACATTTACATTGTTAAGTACATCTATCTCTACAACTGTTTTTCCACCAATCTCAAGTTTGAAATATGTCACAGATAAGTCTATAGATGTTTCTAATTTCCCGCTAGGCTTCATTTTTAGCCCGTCCATTTTCTTAATTAAGCCTTTGAAAGTTGCATCTATTCCATAAACATCTGCATTGTGTGTTTCTCTATTCATGGCTTGAGCTGCTCCTTTACATTCAACTAAAATAGATTTCCCATTATTAATTTCTAATACTGACTCATCAACACAATCCATTTTGATTTTAGCTTCTAATTTCTTAAAGTGACCCATTAAAGGCACTTCTAATTCAGCAGTCAATCCCATTTGCTCAGATGTAACTGTGTCATATTCAATGTTAGGCAATTCAACTTCTGATATTCCTGCAAGGTCATTTGATCCATTGAAATATGTTTCAGCATCTATAAGAGCATTAGGTATTTGTTTTCTTCCCATCTATTTCCCTCCTTATTAAGCTGTTAAGCTTTCAGCAAATTTTTGTAATGCATCAACATCATAAACTTTCTTGAAAGTTATAGATTTTGCTCCTGGTATTATTCCAAGTTCTATAGTCCAAGTAATATCTCCATTTATGATATCTATTAAACTATTATCTTCTGCATAGAAATTAACTTTAGCAGATAATAGTTGGTCAGCAGCAACAAGAGCATTTAATCTAATATTCATAGATTTCTTCATTGTTTCAGCCATTTTCAAACTGAACTTTTTATCCACATTGTTGAAATATGATATAACAAGTTCATTTCCAATGTATTTAAACATTCTACGACCATAAATGTACTTGTCTTTTGGGTCTGTTGCTAAAGGATTCTTAGCTGTTTCAGATCCCCAACATCTCCACCCTTTAAAGTTTATAGCAGTAACTACACCATTTTTATTTAAGAAATTGGCTTGTTGCTCTTTATCTAATCTAACTTCTTCATAATTTCCACTAGCATTTTTCCAAACAAAAGCATCCATTTTGTAAGAATAGTTAGAAGGTCCTTGACTTGGAACTCCATTATTCTCTCCATCAACTTTCATCGATAAAGCAGCATAATGGATTGATTGATGATATATTTCTCCAGCAAGTTTGATTTTTCCATATAGCAATACTTGGTCATTACTTAGAATGTTGTTAGTTTCTTTCCATTCAACAAGTTCATTATATTTTTTATCCACTGGAGCATTTACTAATGCTATTGCTTCAAACATTCCACCATTCAGTGTTTTAGCTTTAGTTTCCATGATAGCTGCAACATCACTTTCATGAGAAAAATCAGGAACATCTATAAAAGCAGGTAATTCACTATATTTCAAGAAAATTTCGTTTGCTAATTCTAGCCCTGTTCTTTTCATTGTTGTACTATCAAATCCACCGATAGCCTCTGTTTTTGTAACTTTAGATAAGTCTACTTCTTCGTATTCTATATCTACATTATTTCCAGCTACAGTTGCATAAATTTCTAATCCTTCAGCTGTGTAAACAGTTCTTGCATCTGATATAACTTGCTTTCCTGTTGCATTTTTAACTACTACAGATTCTGGAATTACTTTGTGGCTTGGTATTAGCACCTTTCCTTTTTCAAGTGCTTTATTAGCAAGTGTTTTCTTTTCTGATTTGTGCTTAGTTAAATCTAAGATATTAACTACATATAGTGGAGCAACAGCATACAACTCAAAGAAAACTTTGATAGCTTGTGATATAGAGAAATCTAAATCATAAGTGTCTCCAAAGTATTGGATAGCTTCTTGATAAGTCCCTATTCTCACTACTTCATTGACTTTTCTATTCTCAGCTTTAACTTTGTGAATCGGTGCTGTTCCAACTATAAAATGCCCATAATCTAAAACCACAGGTAATTGAAAGGCTGTAGCCCCTTCTTGTTGGTATGTACCATGTTTATACATTTCTACCTCCTATTATTTCATCTACTATTGAATTAAAATATTGATAGTCCTTATTGATTTTTGGATAATCTTCTACAGGAATTAATAATCTCCCAAGTAGTGGATATTTTTCAATAAGTTTCTCAATTTCTTCTCCAAAATATACAGTCCCTCTAACAAAGAGAAACTCAGGTAAATCTAGCTTTTTACCTACATAAATATATGTTTTCATACTATCCCCTTCCAAGTAGTTTTGCTATTTTTCTCTCAACTACTTCTGATGTGTCAGGTACTCCAAATACTCTAAATCTACAAACAGAATAAAAATAAGGCTCTGATTCTGCAGTAAAGTATTCTATAGAAAATGGAAAAGATTGATCCACAGCAAATTTTCCATCTACTGTACTTTCATTTAAAAACTCTTTTTTCAAGTAATCTCCGATAGATAAGTTATTCAGATAATCTTTTTCACTCTCCATTTTAGTGCCTATCCACACTTCTAAATCTACTGGTACATCATAGTTATCTATCCCATTCCTAGTCTGCTCAAACTTAGTAACCCTTAAAATAGCAAAAGGAAAGAGGTCTTTTTCGCTCTTTCCTTCTTCTCTATCTTCATGATTGATTTCAGGTAACAACCCATGATATACTGTAACTTTCTTATCTTTCAATTTCTCTACTAAGAAGTCAAATATTAGCTTCTCTACTTCAATTATCATATCCCTATCACCCTATTTATCTCATGTTCTAATCTCATTCTGAATTTTTCATCGGCATAGCCTTGTAGATATTCTAAAATAGATAAATTTCCAAGCATTTGAGGTGCTGAAACTGACATTAGTCTTTTAATAGTTTCTCTTTTTCTACCATTTTTTGTGATGAATTTACCAGTTCTTTCAAAAGCTCCTAGATGTCCACTTTTATATGCTATAAAAGCATTAGGTAATGATTTATACCCTCCTTTTTTTACGGCAGCTTGAACTATTTTTCCTTTTGTCCTAGTCTTAGGATTTAGCTTAAAATGGTCTAACCCTATAACTCTACCATTACTTATGATAGAGCCCGTTAAATTACTTTTGTTAGTTTTAAAGATATTAATACTACTAAGCAATTTACTTTTTTGAGCAAAATAAGACTCCGTTGTCTTTCTAATTTGCTCTGTTTTTACCATCTCAAGTGAACGATTAATAGCCCTTGAGATGCAACTAGGTAACTCACTCTCGTATTTTCCAAGAGTATTGATAACTTCATTTATCCCTGTAGCTTCAACTTTAACTCCTATCATTTTTCATCATACCTCGTTAAGTCTATTTCCAATAAACCTATGTCTTCCTTAGTTTCTTCTACTAAATATCTAACACCATCTACTAAGATTTTTTCTCCAGAATGAGGTGGGTATTTAAAGAAGGACTTTTCTATAAATAGAGTCATACCTTCAATAAATAGCCCGTCATTTTCTAAAGATCTAGTTCTGTTTCTCTGCTTATTCTGAAATCTCTCCTCATCGATAACACAGACAGTTTCTTTTTTTCCTATAGTATGTGTATCTCCAAACTCTTCTAAGTTCAAAAAAACACTAGCAAGGTCATTAGTAACTTCTTCTTTAAAGCTCATAGTTATGCCTTTTTAGATTTTTTTGAATTTTTATTAGTTTCTTCAACTTCTGTGTTTTCTTCAGTAGTTTCTTCAACTTCTTCGAGATTTTCAGCTTCTTCAGCTTCTACGAGTTCAAGGGATTTAACTCTTTCTATGATATCTGATTCTAAGATATCCACTACTTCACCAGGATTATAAACTATTCCACAGTAAATCAGTGATTGTTTAACTTTTAATTTCATGCTATCCCTCCTTATTTAACTTTTAAAACTTTTATAGCATCAATGTCGAATGGAACAGGTAAAGGTCTTGATTCTGTTCTTACTTCAAGAGTATTGATTTTTGTATCTTCATCTTCAAAAGGGACTCTTTCTGCAACTATTATCCCTTTAGCTATATCTGCTGCAGGTCCATAGTGTAAAGTATTGTTAGATGGTGCAAATAACACTCTTCCTTCTGGAATCATTTTCACTGTGTCATATGTTTTTCCATCTGCTTTTAACACTGAATGTTGAGTTTGGTATGAGTAGATAGGGATATTATAAGGAGCTAAAGTTCCAATATATATAGCTCCACTTGCTAACTCTTTAGGATCTATTTGCCCAAAATTAGCATTTTTAATATCTAGTAATTTAGCTATTTTTTCATTTTGAGTAAATAGTCTTGCTGCGACTGGATCCATAACTATGTGTTCAACTTTTTGGCCTGTAGTTTCTCCTATTAAAGTTATTACAGATTCTATATCTCCTGAAATATCTGCATTTGGTTGATTCCATAATATTGTAGGAGTAATTTCTTGGACTGTTCCATATTCTATTTTGTCTTCGATTCCTTCTCCTTTTACTACTATTGACCCTTTAAACATTAAGTCAATACACATTAACTCTTCTCTTCTTGAGATTTGTTCTTCGAAGTCTGCGAAAGCTTCTCCAATTAATTTGGCTTTTTTCTCTTCTGGAGATATTCCACCGTAGATAGTTTCTCCTGCTGACTTAGCAAAGTAAATTTCTTGTGCAGAGAATGTTTTCTTTGGTGCTACCTTTGGAGCACTGTAGTATTTAGATGCATAACTTCTTTTTACTACTTCTGTTCCTGGTATTAATTCAGATACGAAAGGTGCTACTAACTGTCTTCCCTTTCTATACTCAATTTCCCATTTTGGGTATTCATGAGTTTCATGTTTTGAGAAAAACATGTCTCTAATGAATGTCTTTGGTTTTATAACTGACTGGTCATATAGTCCTAAAAATTCTAATAATACTGCCATTAATATCTACCTCCTAATTCTTTTACTATTATTCCTTTTTCTCTAGCTTTTTTAATAAAATCAGCTTTTACTGTAGCTGCTTTTAACTGAAGTCCTTCGAAAATAACTTCTCCAAACACTACAACAGTTGTCTTAGTCTTAGCTGTAGTTCCATCAGCTGTTTCTAAAACTATTCCAAATAAATCTGTTCCATCAGATAATTCTGCACTTGCATTTACTGCTTGCCCTCTCTTAACTGATTTCCCTTGTGGTACTTCTAATTCCATAACTTTGTGACCTGTACCACTTAATAATTGGTCAACTCCGTACTCATTACCTTTTTCTATAAAGCTCATTTTGTACCTCCTGTCTTTTTATTCATATACTTTAAAATATTGCATACTGGTATTCCTACAACACTTCCTGAACTTCCTTCGGCTCTTGGTGCTACAGGAACAGGTGTTGCTTGACTCTCTTCTTGTATGTTTTTAAGAGTCTCTTTATTCTTTTCTTTTTTGATATTTAATATTTTTAATGCTAAGTTTGCAGCATCAATTGGTTCTTTGAATTTAGCTGTATTTACAACATCATCAAATCCTGCTATCTCAAGATTTTCAATTGCTTCTATTCTGTTTCTTTCTCCTTGTATCGCAGAATTAACTATATTCTCATACAATTCAGGATAATTTGTTTTGAACTTTTCTACAGTCATTTCTTCTGTATTTGTAACTGTATTTTGAGTTGGCTCTGGAGTAGGCTCTGTTACAGGTTCAGTAGGTTTAGAACCTGGGAAATTCTTAAATTTTGAAATATCAAATGCTAAGCTGTTTACAATTAGCAAGTTATTAACATTTTGTAGATTTTCCACTTCTTCTACTATCTCATCAATAAACCCATACTCTTTAGCTTCTTCAGCATTGAACCATTTTTCTTCATCCATAAGTGCAGATAGTTCTTCTTTTGTCTTCCCTTTAGCTTTAGCTAAGTAAGTTTCTAAGATACTATCTTTAACCTTATCTAAAAGAATTCCAGTTTTTTCCAACTCTTGCTTATTTCCATAAGCCCATGTCAATGGGTTATGTATCATAAACATAGCATTTTTTGGCATTTTTACTACATCACAAGCACTAGTTATAATAGTTGCTGCACTTGCTGCAAGTCCATCAATAAATGCTGTAACTTTAGCTTTGTGATTTTTTAAAGTGTTTGCTATCGCCACAGCAGCAAATACACTTCCACCAGGTGAGTTGATATGTACATTTATATTTTCTACATCACCTAAATTTCCGATTTCTTCTTTAATTGTTTTGTCACAGACATCGTCCCAATACTCATCAGAACCGATAGTCCCATACATAACAACATCAGCACTTTTAGCTTCGTCATTCTTCGTTATGTTCCAAAACTTCTTTGTCATTTTCGGCATTGTTAATCATCACTCCTTTTTCTTCTAATAATTTGTATTCTTTTGCTAAGATTCTTACATTTTGCTCAAAATCACCGCCATTAAGCTCAACAGTTTCTTTTGTTCTAGTAGAGAATCCTTGTTGAACTCTTAAAGTACTTGCTTTAACTTCTTTAAGTGGGTCAAGTTGCCCTTGGCTCGGTCCATTCCACTGAGCTCCACACCAAGCTTTTGTTAGTAATGGATCCTCTCCATAGTTCTTCATGTCTATTCTACCTAGCAAATATGCTTCTCTTAACCACTCTTCATAAACTACTTGTGTAAAATTACTAGAGAACCAATCTCTTCTCTTTCTAAACATTTTCCAAGCTTCCAATAAAGCAGCTCTACTTGCTGAATAGCTAGCAGTAAAATGCTTAATTAGTAACTCGTAAGGAACTTCTAAAGCAGCTCCTATTTGCCTTAAAATTGAAGTAACGAAAGGGTCGAACTGTGCATTTGGTCTACCTGGATTAGTAGCAACAACCTTTTCTCCAGGATTAAGCCCTTGTACTAACCCAGGAGTTAGTTCTATTGTTTCTTCGTTAGAACTATCAATCTGTTCTGTTTCATCTAAGACTTCATGATCTGCAATATTAGCCCCTTGAGCATTATCCTTATCACTCTCTATAAAAATCGCATACATTCCACTTACCACTGCTGCCATAAGTTCTGCATCAGTATATCTATCTAGTTGCTTCAGTGCCTCAATAACTGGAGATAGGATAGGTATACCTCTGACTTGCTCAGGTCTTTCGGCTAGCATTATGTGTAAAATGTTTAACTGCTCTTGCTTTCCGTAAACAGAAATAAAGTCAGTTTCTACGTTTCCTGCCACGTCAAGTGGGTGTTTTCTTGCGACATAATATCCAGAGATTCTATTATTGTTATCGATTTTCACTCCATCAACAATAGTTTCATCATTTTGCAATGTAGTAGGTGTCATAACTCTATCAGGCTCAATTATTTGTAGCTTTAAGCTATAAGGATTTTTTGGGGTTTCAAAATAGTTAAATTTTACAAAACACTCGCCATTCAAGAGAATTGTTAGGAATACTAGGTCTTGAACCTGGTCAAAATTAAGAACTCCCATCTGTTCAATCTTATTGTCTGCCCACAATTTGAATTCTTTTTCAATAGTAGTTTCAATTGCTTCAGCTTCTTCTTCACTAATCCCTAAAGTTTCATAGTCAATTGCTGATTTTAACTTTAATCCGCTACCAATAACGTTAGAATTAATAGTCTTCATGACTCCTTGAGCAACAGGAGCTCCCATATACAAGTCCCTTGACCGTTCAACTAGCTTTTTCCTGTTCTTGTAGATGTCTTTTTTTACGCCTCCACCAGTAGAAATCCAGCCTTTCATAGAACTTTTTGTGGTAGATGCTCCATGATTAGAATATCCTGTGTTAAGAATTTCTATTTTTTTCCTAGCTACTTCTCTTTCAAGAGCCTTCTTTGGATTAAAAAAAGCAATAGTTTTGTCTAATAAATTCATTTTTCACCTCCTTTTGCAATAAAAAAAGAAGATTAAAACCTATAAATCTCTAGGTATTACTCTTCTTCCTAATTTTTTTCTTCCATTGTTATTTAATTTGTCAAGTTCGCCCTCCCAGAAGGCTCTTCCTTTTCTAATTTCAGATAAATCTTCTCTCACAAGCTCTCTTGTACCAATTTTATAACTTTTTCCAGTTAACACAGCTATTTCTGCCTTTCTATAGGTTTCAATCATCTGCGAACACTCTTCTCTAGTGTAATTCAATTTATAAGGTCACTCCTTTCGATAAAACTCTTCTTTTTGATACTTTCGTAGTCTTTTTCGTAGCTTCAACAGTATATTTTTTACTTAAGTTAGGATTTGCTATTTTTAAAGCTGCATAAGCATAGTTCCTCAAGTCTAGGGGTTCATTTCTCTTAGTTCCTATCACTTTCCAAATAGTTTTTTTTACTCCTTTTTCCCAAACAGTAGTCTTAACTTCAGATGTTAGACCTTTGAAATATGCTTCATCATAGCCCCTATCTACATTGCTTGGAAAGTGCATGTACATAGATCCTGGTTCTTCAATTTTTAATCTAGCAAGAATAGTTTCTTTACCTGTATTTACCCCTAAAGTGAACAATGATATTTGCATTCTATTAGTCCTAGATGGTTTAGATACAAATGCAACACCATCTCCACCTTTACCCTTAATACCAAATAC